CACAGGCTTATGACGAGGCATATACCGCTATAAGAACAGACCTTGACGGTTTGTTTGGGTTGTTTGAAGAAGCAAGCATAAATCTTGAAAATACGTTGTCTCTTGATGGTGCTATAGACAATCTTGAAAGTCAGATTGATTATTTCAACCAATATGAAGAAGCTCTAAGTCGGCTTTCTGATATGGGAGTTGACAATTCTATAATTGAACAGTTGGATCCAGAGCAGGCGGTTGCTTTTGCTCAACAACTTGGTGAAATGGATACGTCACAAGCAGCGGCTAAGATAGAAGAGTTAAACGGTTCATTTGATAAATTATCTGAAGCGAAAGATAAAGTTGCCGAAAAAATGGCGGATGTTGAAACGGAATTTTCGGAAAAACTTGATGATATTAAAAAACGACTCGGTGAAGCTGTTGATGACATGGAACTTGGCAAAGAAGCTGCTGATTCTGCAAAGCTTACAATGGACGGATACATATCCCAACTTAAATCCAGTGGTGACACTGCCGTTCAGCAAGCCCAGAGCATTGCAAGCAGAATCACAGCTGCATTAAGCGTTGACGTTTCGTCGGCAGTTTCAAATGCTGCGGCTGCTGTTCGTGGGTTTACTGCAAATGTGAATGCCTACGCTTCCGGTACGCTATCGGCAGAACCCGGTATTGCATTGGTCGGTGAAGAGGGCCCTGAGCTTGTACGGTTCAAAGGCGGAGAAACGGTATATACTGCCGATGAGACTGAACAGATCATTAACGGTTACGCTGATAATCATTTCAGCATTCCCCCGTCTGAATCCCCTGTAAAAAAGTTTGAAAACAAAACCGAATCAGTATCCCGCCGTGAAGTTGATCTCAACATCAACGGAAAGGGTTCTATAAACGTAAAAAGCAATATGGATAAGGAACAGGTTGCGGAGATCCTTATAGAAAATTTAAAGCCTGCACTTATGAGTATTATTTCAACTGAATTATTTGAGGAGGGCGAAGACTCTTATGACTTCTAGCAAATATCAAATATGGCTTGAAGCAGGAAAAAAGAAACATCAATTGCCTGTGAATCCCGAAAGTATCAAGATTCAGAGAAACGGCAACAATCAGAGCGTAACCATTGCCGGACTTGGAGAAACTACCGTATTACAAGAACCCAAAGCCGTTACGATTTCATTTTCGTCCTTTTTCCCCAAGACGTATTTCCCCGGCTGTACTGTGAAAAAACCTCTTTTACCCCATGCGTATATCAATGCAATATCCACATGGCTTAACGAAAAGACTGTTGTCCGACTGTATATAACTAAATGCGATATTGTATGGTATGCAACGATTGAAAGCTTTTCCTACTCCCAAAGCGGCGGAGACGTTGGCTCTTATGATTATACCATTTCGCTGAAATCATATAAGACGGTAAGAGTGCGGCAGATAAATATTAACAAGAACAAAAAAGCGTCTGCTCCCAAAAAGACAAACGCAAGAGTCAATACCAAATCAAAGCCTAAGACCTATACCGTAAAATCAGGAGACAGCCTTTACAATATTGCCAAAAAGTATTACGGAGACGGCTCTAAATATACTAAAATCTATGAAGCCAATAAAAAAATCATCGGCTCTAATCCTAATCTGATAAAGGCAGGTCAGGTATTAACAATACCGTAAGGAGGCAAGTTATGTCCGATATCAATTTGATTTTATACCGTGACGGTAAGACCTTCGATATTTCAGAACTTGTGGAAAGTATTAAATGGAAAGGGAGAAAGGGTTCTGCCGCACGGTCTGTAAGTATTTCTCTTTTGGACTGCAAAGGCGCACAAAGCGGAATAGATGTCACAAAAGGTCATCAATTGATTTTCAGTTATAAGGGCAAGGAATTATTTAGGGGTATGATAATGTCACAGCAGCAGTCCGAAAGCTTTAAAATGCCCATTACCGCATATGACAACGGTATTTACCTGTCAAACAATAAAGATACATTCGTGTACGAAAACAAAACCGTACACGATATTTTTATTGATGTATGCAAGCGTTTCGGTATTAAATATTCAGACGTTGCAAAGACATCATACAAGATTCCGGAGCTTACAAAATCTAAAACAACTGCATGGGACGCAATACTCGACGCCATTTCTCAGGATTTTAAAGCTACGGGAACAAAGTATTATGTGAATTCCTCAAAGGGAGTTTTAAGCCTAATAAAACGTCGTGAAAATATACTTCAATGGGTTCTTGAAACAGGCGGAAATATTATGTCATATACATACAAAAAGAGTATTGAGGATATAAAGACACGTTTAAAAATTCTTTCTGACGAAGATAAGGTTTATGCCGTTAAGAAGAATACCGAGCTTGAAAAGAAAATCGGTATTTTTCAGGATATCGAAAAAAAGGACGATGATCTTTCAGAAGCCAAGCTTCAGGAGCATATCAAAGAAACGCTGAAAGAAATCAGTACTCCCGAAATAAGCCTGAGTGTTGAGGCTTTGGGTATACCCGATGTTATTTCAGGTGTGGGGGTTTATGTAATAATTGACGAACTGGGGATTAAGCGTACTTTCTATGTCGATGAAGATACTCATACTTTCAAAGGAGGAAGTCATACAATGAATCTTACGCTTAATTCCGTGAATGAATAGGAGGTCTGAATGGATAATCCAACGAGTATTAAAGGATTGATGCAGCAAATGCTGCCAAAGGGAAATGATATTGTAATAGGCAGGGTCATTTCCGTAAATCCTGTCAGAGTACAGGTAATAAATGATGAAAAGCTTACACCGATCCCAATTGTCCCTCAAAGACTTTCCGATTTGCATACGGGAGAATATGTACATTTACTGGTATTTAATAACGGCAAAAAGTATTATGCGTTGGACAGGGCGGTGATGTAAATGGCGGTAGATATTGAAATTCCCATTGATACTATTGAAGAAGAGACGGAAAAGCCTACACGCACATACCGTCTTGACCTTGATTCGGGAAGAATTATCGGTACTGTTGACGGAATCGAAGCAGTAAATCAGGCAATAAGAAAAGCGATAATAACGGCACGTTACAAGTGCCTTATTTATGATGACGATTACGGCGGAGAGCTGAAGGATATGGTCTATGACGAGGTATCAACTCCCGAACTGATAGAAACAGCCTTGCCAGAATTAGTCAGGGACGCGCTTTCACAGGATACACGAATACTTGATGTGTATGATTTTGAAATAAGTTTTAAGAATGATGAAGCCTTTATTTCATTCAAAGCCGATACCGTATTCGGTGAAACTCAGATAAGAGAGGTGATATGATGTTTGAAAGCTATACTTATGAAAAACTTCTTGAAGAGGTTTTAAATAATGCTCCCGACGATATTGACACACGTCCGGGGAGCATTTTTTATGATGCAGTTTCCGGAATCCTTATTAAAATCGCAAAATACTATACTGATCTTGAATTGATATTTTCGCTTTCACAGGTAGAAACCGCTTCGGGAGAATATCTTGATTCCAAAGCGTCTGAGTACGGAATTACACGTCATGGAGCTGAAAAGGCAAGATATACTGCCGCAATTATGGGAACTGTTACAGAAGAAAATGAACGATTCTTTTACAATGGACTGTATTTTGTACTTAAAACCGATGAATCCGGCTGGTACTTTGAAGCCGAGGAAACAGGAACGGAATACAATAATATTTTTCCCGGAACAGCGGCGGTTCCCGTTGATACTATATTGGGACTTGAAGGAGCAGAATTCGGTACGGTAATTGAATACGGTACAACGCCGGAAGATGACGAAAGTCTGCGCCGCCGTCTGAAAGACAAAATATCCGGTTCGGGAGAAAACGGAAACAAACAGCATTACAAAATATGGTGCGAAAGTATTGACGGCGTAGGCAAGGCAAAAATCTTTCCGTTATGGAACGGTCCCAATACTGTAAAGGCAGTTCTTATAGATTTAAACGGACTTCCGTGCGGAAAAGATATTGTAAATGAAGTACAGAAGTACGTGGACCCTGACGGTCTGGGACTTGGCGAGGGCTGCGCTCCTATAGGCGCTCATTTTACAGCTGCAGCAGCTGAAAGCGAGTATATAGATATTTCCGTTACGATTGAGGTAAAGCAGGGGTTTAGCTTTGAAGCGGCAAAGGAGTCAATAAAATCGGGGATAGAGAATTGTTTTAAAACGCAGGTAATGAACAGTTCTGATGCAGAGGAAATTATGATACGAATTTCTGAAATAGGCGCTGTGATTTCCGATGTTACTGAAATAGCAGATTACAGAAATCTCGTCATTAACGGTTCGGACGAAAATATTGCGGTAAACGCTGAAAGTGTGCCTATTTTGGGGGTGACTGAAATTGAAGCTGTTTGAAAGTTATTATAAAAACAACTATGAGGAGCTAATAACCTATTATCCGGTCTTTTACCGTGAAGTATATGAAATGGTTGAAATTCTCAAGGCTCAGGGCAGACTTGCCGACAATCTGCAAAATAGTATTGAACAGGTATTTTCCAATCAGTTTATAGACAGTGCGGATGAAAGCGTGATTTCTTCTTATGAAAAAATTATGGGCATTATTCCGGATTCTTTAAAACCGATTGAAGAACGCCGCCGACTTGTAAAAGCAAGACTGATCGGTTCGGGTAAAATTTCAGCTTCTGTAATTTCCGATATGATAAAGGCGTATACGGGCGGAGAAGCAAAATGCAGCCTTGAGCCGTTTGATTCGGAGGGAAACAATAAGCTGTACATAAATGCCGAAAGAGGAAACAGTCCGCAGATTTATTTGCAGGAAGTAAAAAATCTTTTGAGTGAAAAGATTCCGGCGCATATTGAATATGAGCTTTCATTCGGTATAGACGCACCGATATATTTAAGCTGTGAAGTTGAATTGTACAATACCGACTTGCCGTTATGCGGTCTTTACTCATGCGGACAAATACCATTTTCAGGAGGTGTATAAATGTTCTGGAAAGAAAATATTTTAAATATGCTGAGTTCCACGGTACTTAATACAGTAGACAGCTGTCAGTTTCAGCTTGACGGAGATCAGTGGAAGTATGCGGAAATAACCGATACCTCGGAAATTGATGGAAAATATGTTATTACAATAACAATACCCGAAGCCGCAGACGGTACAGTAACCGGAATTCAGCTTTTGGGTATGGGTTCGGTTATAGGGCAGAGAGAAGAACATATAGTAAAAAAATCCGGACAAATACTGATTATGAAATTAAAATTCCGTGTATATGAGGAGGGCGAATTATAATGGGATATATTCCGACAAAATGGAAAGACCACATTATTTCCGACGATAAGTATTCAATCACTAAAAATAATGACGGTACATATACGATAATACCTCATGGAAGCGTTGTTCAGCAGGGAACTCCTATGTCAGCTGAAAATTTTAATCATATGGAAGAGGGCATAAAAAGTGTGTCAGAGTTATCTGACAGCGCCAAAAAACTTGAAACAGCCCGTAAGATCAACGGAGTATCATTTGACGGAACACAGGATATAACGATAGATGTGACCGGCAAAACCCGCCGTTATGAATTGGGTCCGTATGACAGCATTTCCAGATATTCGATGTTTGCCAGAACAAGCAATATCAATACGCTTGAAAACTGCGGAGCAACCTTGCTTGTGACAGACGCAGGCAATTTTGGTTCTCCCCAGACAGGCGCATGGCTGATACAATTGAGCAACCGTGAAAGCAAGCCGACTATGTCGGTTACAACGCTGCTGCCGCATAAAAGGGGTACAGTAAATTTTGGATATTATGAGGATAACGAAAACGGTTATTTTTATTTTGGAGCATATACCGGAACATACCGTTCTGTTTTTGCAGTAACGGTTTTGAGGGGTACAAATGTAACGCTGTTTGATTTCGGCGATACTGCGGACGCTCCGAGCGGCTGGACAACGGTAACTCCGAGAATCCTACAGGACAATACCGATTTACAAAGCTATCTTCCATTGACCGGAGGAACGCTGACCGGAGATTTAATTGTGCCGCACATAAAGCAGTCTCAGTCTGGAACACTTCTTGCTGAAAACTCAACAAGCGAAAACAGTCTGACGGTAACCAATGCTGAGATAGCAAAATATTCACTGCTGTATATGGCTGCAAGCTGGACGCAACAGGAGACGGTAAACTTTTGTGATGTGATTCCGATTTCCAATATTGCGGCAGGAGCAGTGTTTACAAAGCAGATTTATACGGGCACAAGGATTTACACTTATACAGTCACTTGCACAAGCGCAGGAGTATTCACATTAACGCAGAGCAACTCCACAGGTACGGCAGGTACATTGAGATTAAAATTGTATGTTATTTAGGAGGTTAATTATGAAAACATGGGCAAAGCGTTCACTTAGAACATTTTTACAAACGGCTGTAGGTTACATAGCGGTAAATATCGCCGCAACGGATTTAACTGTAAAATCCGCTGTTTTGGGATTGGCTGTATCAGCTGTCTCGGCAGGTCTTGCGGCGGTTATGAACTTGAAGGAGGTATAATTTATGAATATCAAAAATATGTACATTACAAAAAATCGTCCGTATACGAAGAGGGCTAAAACAACTAAAATTGCAGTGCATTACATAGGCAATCCCAATACGTCGGCTGAAGCCAATAGAAATTATTTTAATAGCAATAATGATGATGTTTCCAGTAACTATATTATTGGGTTGAATGGTGAAATAATATGCTGCATTCCAGACGAGGAAGTCGCATGGTGTACCTGTCAGGCGAACGGTTACAGTGTATCGATTGAAAATTGTCATCCTGACAGTACAGGCAAATTAAACGGTAAGACTTACAACAGCCTTGTTGAACTTTGCGTTTATTTATGTAAAAAGTGCAAGCTGAATGAAAACGATCTGATTCGTCATTATGACGTTACAGGTAAAGTTTGCCCGAAAGGATTTGTACCTAAAAATAAAGGCGGCTCAGACGATAACAGCAATACTGCTTGGAATAAATTTAAATCAGACATTAAGTCTAAGCTTAATAGTACAGCAGCATCGTCTTCCAACACTCAAAAGCTTTATCGTATACGCAAATCATGGTCTGATGTAAAAAGCCAGATCGGTGCGTATTCTTCTTTGGAAAATGCCAAAAAAGCTTGCAAGAGCGGTTATACCGTCTATGATTGGAACGGCAAGCCTGTTTACAGTAAGTCGGCAGCAACATTTAAAAGGGGCGATAAAGTAAAAGTTAAATCAGGAGCAAAGGATTACAGCGGCAGCAATCTTGCAAGCTTTGTATATAAAAATACATATACGATTCTTGAAATCAGCGGTGATCGTGTTGTAATCGGCATAAATGGAGCAGTAACAGCTGCAGTGCACAAAGATAATTTGACAAAAGCATAAATTTAAGGAGCAGATTTCTGCTCCTTATTTTATAAATTAATTTTTGGAGGTATTTATATGAAAAGTTTTATTCCATGGATAGGCGGCAAGAGTCTTCTTGCAAAGAAAATTGTATCAATGTTTCCGGATGATTTTGACAGGTACATTGAAGTATTCGGAGGCGGAGGTTCTGTGCTTTTTGCCAAGGACAAACATGCTCCGCTGGAGGTTTACAATGATGCAAACGGTCAGCTTGTGAACTTATTTAGATGTATACGCTTTCATCGTGAAGAGCTTCAGCGTGAAATTTCAGGT